AAGGACAGATAAAGACTACATAGCAACTTTTATTGAAGCTAGTGAAGAGTCAAGATTTGATTTTACTCTCCTGTATGAAAGAGACATGCCTTTACCTAGTGAATGGAAAATTATCAATAAAAAATCGATGAAATCATCATTTACCAAAATTAATTTTGACGAAGATGATACTGAAGGAACAACAGTATATAAACTAGGTTCGATTGGCGACGAAATTTCCGTAGTCCAGATTTCACGTACGTCACGGAAAAAAACTCTTAAAAAAGGTTCTAGAAAAACTTCTAGTAAGAGTCCTAGTAAAGGTTCTAATAATAAAACCATAGGAGGAAAAACAAAACGAAAACACCAACGTAAACGTAAATAAATAGCTGATTATTAGATTTTATTCTTGTGAAACGACAAGAATAAAAAAGCAGGGAATTTGCGATAGTAAAATTAAGCGTCATCCGATTTCCATTTAGTATCACATTCTGCACAAATATACAAATACTTAAGATTGTTATCGTCATAACGAATATAGATGACCTCTGTCGGTCCCTTGTGTTCACTATGATTTGTTTTACATTCGGTATTTGGGCATTTCATATTGAAAATACGAGGAAGCGTGGGGTCCAATTTAGTATAAGGATTAATAATGTGATCAAATTTCTGTTTGTTATTTTTTAATTGACTATCCAAAACACATATACCCTCCTCGGTGATAGATTCATCCTTATTCCCACAGAAACGGCAGTAATAGGTAAGTTGATTTTGATTTTCGGAACTTATTCCAATGTAGTACATATTATCGCACTTTTCGCAAAACTTCATTATGTAGTAACGGAAGATATTGTTTAATTGGTTTTGGTGAACAAAATCAATTTTACTGGGCTGCCTTAAAATTGATTTGCTTCGCGATAAATATAGAAATAATATACTATCCTATATTTATAATGGAAGACCCCGAAGATTTTAGCGAACCCGAAGATCTTGATAGCGATACCGAAACTGATCCTACTAATACAACCGCTAAAATCAAAACTCCAGGAGCTGCAAAACTAATTGGACAACCCGTAACCAGCGATAACGAATTCGAAAGTGACTTGGATGAAGATTTGGAAGGCGACATAGATCCCGAAATAGACGAAGATGCAGAAGAAGACGCGGACTTGGATAGCGTTTCCGACATGAATGACGAACAACGAGCCAAACTTAATATTCCTCATTTTGATGAACTAGATGATGATGAGGACGAAGAGGAAGAAGATGATGAGAATTACCTACAAAAGTTTGACGAAAATATTCATAAAAATATTATCACAGATTATCACCCCGAGATGGTGTCTCATAATTATAGCGAAATTGAAACTATGTGTCGTGTTGTACGTGACGAAAACGGTGTAGTAATAGATCCCCTTCATAAAACCCTGCCTTTTATAACGCGTTACGAAAAGGCGAGAATTTTGGGCGAACGAGCTAAACAGTTAAATGCGGGAGCGCAGCCATTTGTGGAAGTTCCCGTAAATTTGATTGACGGTTATTTAATCGCGGCAAAAGAATTTGAGGAAAAAAAGATCCCGTTTATTGTAAAGCGTCCTTTGCCTGGCGGTGGTATAGAATACTGGCGATTTCGCGATTTGGAGGTATTGGTATAATTTTACGACTTCCAGTGTTTACCGCAATCCAAACAGGTCACGAAAATTGTGGCGGGTTCATCAGCGCTACGTGTCTGTAACTCGTAATAGGTACATTTTTTTGACCGGCACTTCTTACAAGTAAACATATCAGTAGACGCCTGAATATTCGTAGTAAATTTATTGGCATCACGCTTAATTTTTTGTTCAATCAACTTACTCCAATGTTTTGGATTAAATTCCTGGTGGGTCATAAATGCCAGAACCTGAGGCGTGATTTCTCGGGAGGTAACCAGCTCCAACAACTCTGGATTTTTCAAATTAAAATAAATACTACGTAGACGATCGACATACAATTGGACAAAATAAGGGTTGTCCCATTTTTTTATAATTTTTCTCGAATTCGCCTCTTTGATTGCGTAATTATAAATCGCGATTTCTAGATTGGTAGACATGGTTTCGTCTTTTAATACCGGGAAAATTTTTGTACGAATATTTTTACGAAATGTATCGGAATCGGAAATTTTCTGCATGATAGAATGAATATACAATCTATTTATATTCATTCAACGAAATCAATTTTAAATGTACTCCTCTTCACTCAACTCATCTTCGCAATTCAAATAATTGTTTTCGTTCGCGCTGACAAAAACGGTATCTACTTTTTTGGTTTTTTTTACTTTTGGTGCGGTTTTTTTTGCAGCCGTCTTCTTTTTTTTCACAACTACAACTTCCTCTTCAGATACCTCTTCTTCTTCCGATTCATCAGAATCAAAATCTTCCTCGTCATCATCAACGATAAAATCGTCTTTTACGTATCCTTCTTTGGTTCTTGAAACCGTATCATCCTCATCGTCTTCGGATAATTCGCTATCCTCATTTCCCAAATCTTCGAATCCTCCGTATAAATGTTCATATACCTTTTCCCATTCACCAATGGTTAGATCCGCGATTTTCCCGTTCTCTTTATTTACCAAAACACAAGAACCAAATAATAATAAGTTGTCAATTGGAGGTGGAAATTCATATTTGTTTTCTTGTCCTGCTCTACCCGATGACTTACCGAAAACAGAAACAGAATACATCTTACCATCGATTTCCGCACCCCATTCCGTTTGAAGAACAAATCCGGTCCCCGATTTCAATCCCGCCTTTTTGTACAAATCCGCCTCATTATATGTTTTCGTTTCTGATTCCGTAACAAGGCCGTTTTTATCAATGATTAATATAGTAAACACCATCCTTTTTATCTTTACTTTAATACTTTTAAGTTATTTACATTTAAAAATAATATCGTTTTTGCATATATAATGTTCTCGTTTTTGTTAGAAAATATTGTTTTTACTATTATAATATCAATCATTGTCGTTTCATCTGGACACTATTTATGGGATTTTTTACGATTTACGTATAGTGAAAAGAAAACGAAAGATCTGGCAAAGGGACAAATTGAAAAATACAAAACTATTATTCGGGAACTTCAGCAATCCAAAGTAACAGACTTTCTTAACCATGACGAAAAACAGGAGCTAAATGACGATCTTCTAAATTACGCGCAAACACTTTAATGAAACAACTTAAAAGCAAGACGGGTTAACTAAGTAGACATGAATCTACCCGTGGTTTTATCACATGTCCAAACTGAGCAAATCATGAAACGATTTCCAACCTTTGAACTTTCCTATGAAACAGTATCGCATAAGAAAGTTTTGTCGGTGTATAATATTTGTATGGCCATTCCCCAGGGCCGGAAGTGTTTTGTTTGGTTTACCTTTTTAGGAGAAGAGGATGTGTGTTTTTTATTCGATTTGAATCGCGAAAAAAAAATAGTAAAGGTTTCAAGAATAAACGTTCAATTTAAGCAGCCGTTGGCGATGGGTACTGTTTTATATGGCGCAGTTTTAGACGAAGATCAGCCCTTTTTTGTGATAGAAGATATTTTTTATTGTAAAGGAATTCAACTTAAAAATTGCAATGTATATCAGAAGCTCGAGTTTAAGAAAGATGTGGTAGAGATGATTCATCGCGAAAAATCAAGTCTGCATTTTGCTCTACCTGTATTTTGGGATATTCAAGAGGCGTCGGATTTTGAGCCATCTGCCGTTTTGCCAAATACTATTATTAACAATATAGGTTATCCAGTTCACCATATACAATATAGATCATTATACGAAACCGTTCCCTATATTAATGTGCAAACGAACAGACCAAAAATTGGCTCTAATTCCGCAAGTCAGATGATAAAAAAATTGGTGGTATCGCCATGTAGTGAGGTGATCTGTGATTTTTCCAAGACCCAGTATAATTTTCCCACAGTGTTTGAAGTCTGTGCAGATATTCAATTTGATATATATCATCTTTATGCATATGGCTTAGACGGAAAATCACAATACTACGGTATTGCGGGAATACCAAACTATCAATGTAGCGTCTTTATGAACTCCCTTTTTCGCAAGATACGCGAAAACAAGAATTTGGATTATATTGAAGAAAGTGATGACGAAGATGATTTCCAAAATAATGCCGCGGACAAATACGTTGATTTAGAAAAAAAATATCATATGGAATTCACCTTTCATAAAAAATTTAAGAAGTGGATACCGTTGCGGGTAGTCGATTCTCGTACAAAATTGGTATTTATTGGCAAACTGACGAGGGATAATAACCATAGAGAACCAGGAGCATGGCAAGGACGCGGACAAGGCAACGGACAAGGACAAAGACACCAGAGAAACGGATATTATTCCAATGATCGTAATAATACAAACCGACCAAATTATCATAAAAAAATATATGCATAATGTAAAATGGCACCAATCAATATGAGCGAAAAACTCATAACAAATGACGCACCCAGATTTATCGCAGGTGAACCATATAAATATGAACAAGTAAACAACGGCGTTTCTTTAACAAAAGGAGGTGCAAAAAAACGGAAAACTCGACGAAAGGCGAATAAAAAAAGGCACACTAAACGCGCGAGAATAATACGTAGAGAACGCCGAACATGCTTTTGATTTTCTTTAGAAAACGAAAAGCAGGTTCCTTACCAATTCAAACCAGTCGCATAAAAAGCCCACGATTACTAAATTGCATTTCCCAATAATAATCTTCGGGCATATGTCGGTGCCAAATAGTATATCTTACGGTAATAACCATAAACTTTTCATTATTTACTTTGAACCAAACCAATCCCCTGCGTTTGTTTTGCAGGTTATCGTTTGGTACCTGCTTAATTAAAGGTATTTTGCTTAACACAAAACGGCGCGGGTCATTTTTAGGAATTTTGCGTATTGTTACGTACTTGCCCCCGTGCCAAATTCCGTCGCCTGTAAATAATTTTATATGATCAATTACCACAGAAGGAAGCAACCGCTCCATCACATAGTACGACATTTTGATAAGTTGGTGGTTTGTTATGTTTTGTAATCGTCTCAAAACACAACAAAAGAAATCAATTTTTATCCAATCAATCAAAATTTATGTCCAACAGACACTTACCCCCAAAAGGTAGAATCGTCTCCTCAGAATCAAAAACTTCGGCGTTGGTTGTCCCCGATTTCGGTTCAAACACTCGTTTCCAAGTAATATCTGATTGCCAGTCAATTGACATATTGGTATATTTTATACTATCTATCTGTCGAATTCGATAATTACACTTTTTATAAAACCGCCGACGCTGAATCCATTGGTTTTGAAAAACATCGTGGGAATCGACAATATCAACAATAATGGGGTTTTCATGTTTCACGCGCAAAATCCGTCCCACAGATTGAGTGATATCAGTCTTAGGCGTTACCATAACTAATGTAGAGAGAGTTTTAATATCTAAAGCCTCAGCCGCCATTGCATAAGTCGCCAATACAATATTTTTTGATTCTGTTTCCTGTAAATCTGGCTGCTTCATGCCTCCAACATAAAATCCGACTGTTGCAAAATTACGATATCGAATCGCGTCAAACAAATAGGTCAACAAATTTCGGTTATGACATAAGACCATTATTTGACCATCACAGTCTTCGTCCCTTAAATCGCGAATTACTCGTACAATAAAATCACTACGTGGTCCAAACTCACATAATTTTGATATCATAGTACTATATTTGGTGTTTCCGCGAAAATCCGTTTCTACTTCATTGAACTGTGGATCAATCGATTTATATTCGATTGCGCGTACACATACAGCATCATCGTTTTCGCGTTTCTCTTCGTAAATCTTGTCTCCTATAAACATGTATAAAACGCGGGTCAATTTATCTTTTCTGTCGACGGTTGCCGAAATCCCCAGCATGTAGGGCGTAATGGTTTTGAATAATGTTTTTGAAAACTGCTCTGATCCAATACGATGGACCTCATCAATAATAGTTAGACCAAAAGAATCAAAAGTTCCCGCTCCGAAGTCTTTATCATAGAGAGTTTGTACCATTCCGATGACAATATCACGGTTTTCTATGTCAAATACCTGTGCCTGTATTTTTCCTACCCGAGCACCGGGAAGGAATTCCTCAATACGTTCAATCCATTGATTCATGAGGAATTCTTTGTGTACAATAATAAGAGTTTTTTTCTTTAATTCAGATATTATTTTTAATGCCATAATTGTATTATGAGTAACGGTAAGGTCTCCTAACACAAAACGGCGATTTCCGTCAATTTCAAAGCCGTAATAATTGTCAACATCTAGTTTTTCAATAGTAAATTCGTATTTTAAACTATGATACGGCAATTTTATAGGAAAGTTTTCTATTGTGTGATTAGACCCGTATATAGTTAATTCGTCTCCTTTATTTATAAAGACCATACCTAATGACCGTATTAAGAAAATTACATCTTTTAATAACGACGGATTTTTTATTGTAATATTAACACTTGATGTTTCGTAAAGCCCGTTTGAATCAATAATACCTAATAGAAGCTCTAGTCGATTTTTGTATGAATTAATCAAATAGGGTTTAGGTATAAACTCGTCTAATTCACTCAACTGATGCCCAATCATATACGGATCTTTGTCAAGAATTAACTCCCTTTCAAAATCTACCGCAACACGATATCCGTTCAATTCGTCAGCAATTTTGGGACAATAATTGATTAAATTAATATACTGAGCCACTGAAATGTCTACTATATCGTGGTCGTAAATAGTTTTCAGGGATAAAATATGACTTTCGTTTACTATATATTCGTTTTCGTAACCGTTTACCTCCTTTATTTTATACATCATCTCTTGTCCATTAGCTAATGAAATTACCGTTCTACCGGTAGAATCGTCTCCCATCAATTTATCTCCAATCACCACGTCTTGTACATTTTTTATTGTTCCGTCAAACATCAATACGGGAGTATCTTTGGCCAAACATTTTCCACGGCCACAGGGGACTTCTAATATTCCTCCTGATCCATGATTATGAGAACCGGAGCAAATTGGCATGTCTACATATTTGCGGTAAATATCAACAATATTAACTTGATAATCACGTAATGTTTTGGTAAAAGATACATCGATATCGTCTCCAGTTTGAATTTCGGATTTTGTTGGAAGACCATATCGTTTTATACCGTAAAACCTTGGTATATATATTTTCTTATCACTTTCACGGTATACTGGGAATTCCGTAGAGTCTCCTTTTCCACCACCTCCGTAGTTTGCACCAAATACTTCCGGTTTTACTAACAATTCTTTTTTGACTTGTTCAATATCTTGAATAGACAAAACGGACTTTGGAACAGTATATCCCTTTTTTCCTAAGTAAGATTGAGAACATACTAGTATTTTGTAATCCTCCGTGATTGAAAAGGGAAGCGCTGCCGCAGCCTTTGGTTTTGTCTTAGACTTCTTCATAGTATAATTCTAGATAGAAAATGGAGAACCATTCAATTTTTACGCGAATAAAATATATATTTATCTATATTATAATGAAGATTACTAGTCCTTTTAAAGATTTTACCACACCCGAATATTTCTTATTTGGATTATTTGTTTTGTATTTAGTAATACCCGTCAAGACACCCATGATGATCCATAAATTTATAACTAATCCAATCGGTTTAATTTTATTATTAACCGTGGTTACGGCAATGTTTTTTATGACACCTTCTATTTTAGCAATAATGTTTGTTTTGGTAATTTATGAGCTTTTGCGTAGAGACGAAAATAGCGATAATACTTATATTAGACCGTCTACACAAGGAGACGATAGGACGCAATCCTACAAATACGTATCTGATAATGTTGTAAACGAAAGTGTTCATTCTAAAGGGGAAATAATGAATCATCCTTCTGTTTCCGAATCATATGTTGCTCCTAAAAATGAGGAGGTTTATTTGTCAGTTGGTGATAGTTTGGAAGAAAACATGGTACAAAAAATGGCACCGGTAGAATATAACAGTACCACTGCTAGTTCTGATTTTCGACCTATAAGTGAGAACAGTCTGGGTGGTTCTAATTTTTAAATAAAGAAAGGAAATAATTTGTTTCTTTATTTACTTGGGGTTGATTTAAAAAATGCGAATACTGTCCAAATAAAAAACAAAGAATAGATAGGATAAATTATGGAAATGGCTAATTCTTTTTGCCCCATTGTACCGGCTGCCGTGGTACCATTACCGTTTTTATCAATCGGCGGGTTGACTTTACCATAAATCCCGGCAATAATTCCTAATGTGACGCCTATAGTTATTATAATGGGTAACCATATTGGAATACCTCCATAAAAAATACGTTTCAAATAGTACGGATCAGACGTTACAACCTCTAATATTAATAATTCAAAAAAAGCAAGAGTTGATTCACGATAAAAATCGCTGAAGTCAATTTTACCAAACAATCCCGCGTAGTCCTTGTTATTAGCAAATCTTTGAAAATACATTAAATTTATAGATAACACAAAAATAAATACTCCTATAAAACAAGCCAACAAATTTATTAAATTAAAATTAAAACATATTGCTAATACCATATTAATAATTGAAAAACTCAATAAAAAAATAATATACCAAGCATCAAATGAATCTAGCCTTTTTTCGGGCAAGTTTATTTTATCTTGACCCCCAGCGGTTTTGAATTTATCTTTAACTCTCAAAATTACTCCCTGATAAAAACTCGGAAATAACGAATACACAAAACTCGTTGATACTAATAACGCCGAAAAATTTATTGTGTTTTTCATCAACGTCAACTGAGATGCGTTTTCTGTATATTCGCTATTAATAGGAATCTGGTATGCTTGAATTGTTTCGTTGCTTTCGCCTACCGGTTGACAATCCATATACAGTTCATTATTTTGATTATCCGGTTTAATATTTTTTTCAGTCAAAGTAATAGCTTTTTTCAAATCTGGTGGAACCAACCAATTGATAATGTTATTGTCCGTCACCGTTGAACCTTTTAACTGTTTCAAATACG